AGGTGCTGGAGCGCGCAGGTGACCTGGCCGGTGTGTCGATCTCCGGCGTGGAACAAGCCACCAAGGATTTGACCCGACGTCTGTCACAAGCCGCTGCCGGGACCGGCCCGGCGGCAAAGGCACTGGATCAATTGGGCCTGTCTGCCAAGGATCTGATGGAGCTGCCATTGGATGAACGGGTCGGTGCAATCAATGCTGCCATCGAGGAATTCATCCCCGTTGCAGAACGCGCCGCCGTCGCTGGTCAGCTATTCGGCGAAGAAGGCAGCATTGCCATGTCGCGGATTGATACAGCGACATTGCGCCAAGCCACGGATGACGTGCGGGATTTCGGGGTTGTGGTGTCGGAGCAGGATGCTGATCAGATCGAGCGCACAAATGATGCGATCTCGCGTCTTGGCCTGATCTGGCGTGGGGTGTCAAACCAGCTGACGGTGGCCGCGGCTCCTGCACTGGAAGCGGTGGCAAATGCCATGGCATCCATGGCCCGCAGCACCGGCCCGATCGGCATCGCCATCCGGGGGCTGTTCGACAATTTGGGTCGCCTTACAACCTATGCCGCCACTTTTGCCGCCATGATGGCAGGCCGCTGGGTTGCCGGTCTGGCCGCCGCAGCCCTGTCAGTGCGCGGCCTTGCCATGACTTTGGTGGTCCTGCGCGGTGCGCTCATTCGGACCGGCATCGGCGCGCTGATTGTTGGCGCAGGCGAGCTGGTCCACCAGTTTACAAAGCTGGTGTCTGGGGCTGGCGGCTTTGGCAATGCCATGGGCCTGCTGAAAGATATTGGTGGGGAGGTCTGGGATCGTCTGAAGTTGGGAGCCGCCTCGGCAGGTGCGGCCGCCATGGCAATGTTTGCCGGTATCAAGGCCGACGCGGCCAGTGGCATGCAAAGCGCTATTGAGAGTGTCGTCGGGTTTGGCAACACGGCGGCCAGTACCTTTGAAGGCGCATACCAGGCAATCACCGCGATCTGGGGTCTGCTGCCTGCCGCCATTGGTGATCTGGCGTTTCAGGCAGCCAACAGCCTGATTGAAGGCGTCGAGAGTATGCTCAACGGCGTGGTTGCCCGGATCAACGGATTCATTGCGGGTATCAACACTGGCCTTGAGGCGCTGGGATCAGAGCGCCGCATTACCATCCTCGGTGATCTGGATCTTGGCGAGATCGAGAACCGCTTCGCGGGTGCGGCCGGGCGGGCTGGCACGGTGGCGAAAGAGGCATTTGATCGCGCGTTTGCGGATAATCCGCTGTCGGTTCCTGATCTTGGCCTGACTGATATTGCAAATGAGGCAACCTCCGCAGCCAGCGCCCACCACGCTTCGGCCGCCAATCTTGCAAATAGCGCGACTGCCCCCTTGGCCAGCTGGCAGGCGCTGAAGGACGCGGTGCGCGGCAGTGGTGAAGACGGTGCAAACGCGCTGAATGCCGCAGCGGCAGCCGCGGATCAATTGAACACCTCCCTGACAGAAACAGGTACTAACCCCGCGCTTGATGACACGGCCTCTGCAGCCGGGGGCGCAGGTGGCGCGTTGAAGGATGCAGCAGACGTTGCCAAACAAGCCTGGGAAGGTGCCAAGTCTGCAATCGCGCGCACAAAGGAGATCGCGCGCGGAATGGCCGACGATATCACTGGTCCGCTGAAAGAGGCCCTCAAATCCGGCGAACTGAGCTGGCAAACATTTGCAGGCGCTGTTTCAGGCATCGCGCAGAACCTCGCCAACCGGCTGATCGACAACGCGTTCAAGCCGATCGAGGATGCGTTATTCAAGGCACTGAGCGGTGGATTTGGTGGCGGCATTGGCGGTGGCTCAGGCGGCGGCGGTATCTTCGGAATTCTCGCCAAGGCCATTGGTGGGTTGTTTGGCGGTGGGGGCGCAATGCCACTTTTCGCAAGCGGCGGCGCATTCGGCCAGGCAGGCGAGATCACCGCCTTCGCACGCGGCGGTGTCGTAAATCAGCCAACGGTGTTTCCGTTTTCAAAAGGCATCGGGTTGATGGGTGAAGCGGGACCAGAAGCCATCCTGCCGTTGCGACGTGGCCCGGGTGGCAGGTTGGGTGTTGACGCAGGGAATTCAGGCCGGGCACCGGCTCCAGCCACCCGGATCATCAATGTTCTGGATCCCGGCATTGTCGGCGATTACCTCGCCACACCAGCAGGCGAGCGCGCCATCATCAACGTGATCCGGCGCAACCGGGGTGGTCTGGATGCCTGAGCCCACCCCTACACTCTGGCCATTCCCGGCGCGACAACCGGGCAGTGAGGTGCTGGAATGGCGCACTGATATTCTCGCCAGTCGCGAGGGCGAGCAACGCATTGCCCTGCGCCCCGTGCCGCGTGAGACACTGACCTGTCGCCATTTGTTGGATGCAGCAGCCATGGCAAGGGCGGCAGAACTGGCGCGATCAGGATTTGCTGATGAATGGCTGGTGCCGCTCTGGTCCATGGCATCACCTCTCGAGGCCGATGTGCTGGAAACGGACACGACAATTCCGATGGCCACCAACAATGCGGATTACCGCGCCCCGGGCTATGCCGCTCTGGCCAGTGATGGAGGCGAAGCTTTTCTGATGGAGATTGCAAAGGTGTTTTCAGATCGGCTGGAGCTGGCGGCACCGGTTGGGGAAAACCTGACCAATGCCATTGTGGCACCAGTCAGGCGAGCCGTTCTGACTGCCCCGGCGGAGATCGAGCGTCGTCGTCAGGGCCAGGGCATCGTTACCGCGACCTTCCAACTGCTCGACAGTGTGGACCTGTCGGGGAATTCTGGCGCGGCGATCTACATCGCCATCGACAACTCATACTCGATGTCGGGTGCTGCGATGAATGGAGCCATTGCCGCCGTGCAGGCGTTGATTGCCAACCTCGGCTTGACGGTGCCACCCACCGCGAAGAACGACATCTGTATTCTGACCTGGCACGATGCAGTCGGAGCCATGATCCTGCGTCGCGATGCCGATGCGCCGGATTTTGCGGATATCGCCGAATGGTTGGCAGCGCAGGGTGCCCTGGGCAGCGGGACGGATTTTGGGGTAGCAGTTAGTGAGGCTACGGCATTCTTCGCCGGATCAGGTTCCAAACAGCGGGTTATCCTGTTCATCACGGATGGCGAGCCATATCCGGCCTCATCGGTGAACCCGGCCATCGCAACTCTTGAGAGCATTCCCGACGTTGACGTATTTGGCTTCAACATCGGGTTGGCCGACATCAGCTTCACGGCGCTGCTGGACAATACGCCGGAGGATGGCGTGCCGGTCATCGCGCCGGGTGATACAGATACGTTGCTCTCGTCCTTGCGTAGAGCCTTCACCGGTCTGCCCATCTATCTCGGACGTGATGTGCTAATTGATCCAACCGTGCTGCACCAGTCGCTGCGCGACACCATCGGTCAGACGGTGGAGATGATCGATAATGGCTTTGGCCCGGTTGTGTTTGAACCGACCCGCTCCTATCTGCAACGCCGTTCGACAATCATGTTTTCTGACTATGGTGCCCCAACCCGCTGGTCCCGGCGGCGCTGGTTGCATGGATTGCGCGGGCGGCAGCGGAGTTTCTGGTTGCCAACGTGGGGTCGGGAGCTGGTGCTGCAGGCTGATATTGCGGCTAGTGATGATTTTCTGATCGTTGCTCCAGACGTTGACCTGACCACCTGGATCGACCGTCACATCATGTTTGATCTGCCGACAGGCGGCGTGTTTCGCCAGATTGCCGCAGCCAGCTTCGATGCACTTGGCCACCGCCTCACCATTGTGCCTCTCGGCATTGATATTCCGGCCAACACTCCGGTGCATGTTCTGACAAAGATGCGCCTCGATACCGACCGGATTGAGTTGGAGCACAGCGCAACCCGAACTGCGATGAGCGCCACCGTGATTGAGGTGCCGGTATGACTTACGACACGCTTGAGACCTCGACAGCTGAAGGCCGCCCGTACTTTCTCTACCTGTTTTCCGAAGGTGCAACGCAATGGCGTTTCACCAGTCGGTCGGCGGACTGGCTGGCACCGGCGGGCGCAATCGCGGGGGAACCAGGCGAAACAATCTGGACCGCATCTACGCTGTCACACGGATCCGTTGTGCAAAGCAGCGATCCGCGCCGGGTTGATCTCAGCCTTAGCTTTCCAATCTCGGACCCATTTGCGCGCCGCTATCTCGGACCGCGCAACCGTGCTGTCACCACGCTGACGATCTTCCGGGGCCATGAACAGGTGCCAATGGAGGTAGTGGCGCACTGGAAAGGCCGGATTGTATCCGCTCGCACAGAAGGCCCGCGCATCATTCTGAGATGTGAGTCCCTGTTCACCGCCATGCGCCGGGAAGGCGTGCGGGCCAAATACCAGCGTCTCTGTCGTCATGCGCTGTATGCCGGGGGTTGTCGGTTGGACATTGAAACGTTCTTTGTCAGTGGCACAGCCACGGCCCACTCGGGCCTGCAGATCACCATCCCCGAGGCCGATGCACAACCGAATGGCTGGTATCGAGGTGGCGTGTTGCGCCACGCCGGATTGCTGGGCTTCATCACCGGCCATATCGGTTCCACCTTAACGCTTGCCGGGCGCATGCCCGATCTGGAAACGGCCATTGATGATCCGAACATCACCCCCGCCATCGACATCGCGCCGGGCTGCGATCTTCGTCGCGACACCTGTAGTGCCAAGTTCGCAAACCTGCTGAACTTTGGCGGCTTTCCCGACATCCCGGGCAGGAATCCGTTTGGCGGTTCCAGCATCATCTGACTGAAGCGCTTTCGGCGAAAGTTATTCGACTTTCGCGGTTCGAAAGCGCGACCAGCTAAGGTCTAAAACATGGTCTGGAACTTCATCGTCCAGATCGTTGTCAGCCTGGTGTTGACGGCGATCTCCTACGCGCTGTCACCGAAGCCGAAGAATACCCCGCCCAAGGCGGCAGGGCTTGATGATTTCAACCTGCCAACCGCCGAAGAAGGCCGACCCATCCCGGTGGTGTTCGGCACCGTGCTGCTGCGCGGGCCGAACGTGGTCTGGGCGGGCGATCTCAAGGTCGACCCAATCCGTAAATCCGGAGGAAAGAAATGAACGAACAGGACGCCACGGCGCGAAAGACCATCGTGACTGTTCAGGATCTGCGTGCTGCCCGGCTCTGTTTTCAGGGATCACGGCCATGGCTGGCCCGGCACGGGTTCAGCTGGCAGGAATTTCTGGCCAACGGCATTGACGCAGAGACGCTGGAAGCCACCGGCGATGCGCTGGCACTGCGGGTGATCGCTCAGGCACGAGCCCGCGTGGCCAGAGGGAATAGCTGTGATGGGTAGCCGGTCCTCAAGCACCCAGACGGTTGGGTATCGCTATTCCCTCGGCGCGCATCTGGCACTCTGCCACGGGCCGGTGGATGCCATCCGGGAAATCCATGTTGATGACAAGGTCGCCTGGGCCATTGGCGAAGGAGCCGCACCGGTTGCAGGTACCGGTGTTGGCGCGGTTCAGAGCTTTGGGACATTCAACAGCGTCTCTGGCTTTCCCGCCGACGAGAAGGGTACCTATGCCTATGTGTTCATCCAGGGCCCCGGCGCGCCAACCGGGCTGTCGATCGGTCAGGCCCTGACCCTTGATCTGTTGACCGACGGCAGCTCCTGGACCATCACCGTGCACGCAATCGCCAATGATGGCGAGGGAGGTTTGACCACCCTGCATGTCTTGCCCCGAACCGTGTCCTTCGCGCTGCAAAGTGTTACCTTCACCTCTGCCGATCCCGCTGAAGCTCCCGCGCCGGAACCCGAAGCTGAGACACCCGTCACTAACCGGATCCGGATCAACAAGCCGGACCTGTTTGGTGGGGAAAGCCGCGAAGGTGGCATTATCGGCGACGTGGACGTGCTGATGGGGGAGCCGACCCAGGGTCAGAGCGACTATTTGGCCGCCCGCGCCGGGGCGAATGTGCCGGGTTATCGCGGCCTCTGTTCGCTGGTGTTGCGACAGGTTTATCTTGGCCTGAACCCCTATCTCAAACCATGGGCGGTACGCCTGACCCGGGTTCTCTCGG